ATATATCATTATTACAGCTATTTTAATTTTTACAGCGGTTGTTGTATTTAACCCTAGCCTTGTAGGCACTGCTGTAGTTTCAGTATTCTTAGATATGACAGGTGCGTGTATGAGCTTTATTATTGGCGAGAGAATGTACTTAAGTATTAAAAAATAATGCAAGCATCACAAAATGCTATTGATCTTATCAAACGCTTTGAAGGTTGCCGTTATAACCCTTATCGTGACAGCGTTGGTTTATGGACTGTTGGTTATGGTCATCTTATCGGGGATGGCAAATCGCTTCCTTCTGGCGATAACAGAATTTTTACACAAGAAGAAATAGATGCTTTTTTGGTTAATGATCTCACTCGTACTGAATCAGGAATTAATATGCTTGTTAGAGTGCAACTCAATCAAAATCAGTTTGACGCTTTGTGTAGTTTTTGTTATAACTTGGGTATTGGAACATTTCAAAAAAGTACTTTACTCAAAGACATAAATGCATCTATGTGGGATGCAGCAGCAAATGATTTATTAAAGTTCCATTTTGCAGGTGGAGTATCACAACCTGGTTTAGTCAAAAGAAGACAAGCCGAACATGACTTATTTATAAAAGAATAATATGCCATTACAAAAAGTACAACTAAGACCAGGACTTAACCGTGAAGGTACTGACTACTCTAATGAGGGAGGTTGGTACGATGGTGACAAAATTAGATTTCGTTCAGGCTTCCCTGAAAAAATTGGTGGTTGGTCACGTCTATCTAACAATACCTATTTAGGTGCAGCTCGTACATTATGGAACTGGGTAGACTTAGCAGGTAATACTTATATTGGTGTTGGTACCAATGTTAAATACTATGTAGAATGGGGTAGTGTATTTTATGATATTACACCTTATTACTATTCAGTATCTTTAACTAATAAAATTTCCACATCAATATCAACTAATGTTATTACTATTACAGATACAACCTATGCTCCTAGTGTAGGTGATTATATTGTTATTACAGGAGCTACCGCTGTAGGTGGTATTTCAGCTACTTTATTAAATGATGAACATGTTATTACATCAGTTAATGCTGCCTTAAATAAATATAGTTTTGTAGTTAGTGCTACTGCAACATCAAGTGTTGCTGCGGGTGGTGGTACATTTACTGTTAATTATGAAATCCCTATTGGACTTAATTCATTTGTTTTAGGTACAGGTTGGGGTGCATCACCTTGGGGTTATGGTGGTTGGGGTTCTCCTTATACATCAAGCGGTATTGGTAATCAACTACGCTTATGGACTGGGGACAACTTTGGTGAAAACTTATTATTAGCACCTCGTGGTGGTCCTATGTATTACTGGCAACCAGAAGGTACTTATACTAATGGTTTATCAGGTGGCTTATCTACACGAGCTCAAAGTTTACAAACATTATCTACAGCTGCAGGGTATAGTGGCACATATGTTCCTAATACAACTTACCAAGTTATTACTTCAGCTATTCAAAAATTTGTTATTGCCTTTGGTGCTAATTCATATTTAGCAGGTACACCAGGTACACCATTTAATCCAATGTTAGTACGTTGGTCAGATCAACTTAATCCATATCAATGGGTACCTGATATTACTAATCAATCAGGTGAGTTTGTATTAACCAACGGTTCATACATTATGGCATCAAGAGCTACCCGTCAAGAAATTTTAATATGGACTGATTCTGCTATTTATTCTATGCAGTATATCGGTACTCCTTATATTTGGTCTTTCCAAATTCTTATGGATAACATATCTGTGATGTCACCTAATGCTATGATCACAGTAAACAACGTAACCTATTGGATGGGTCAAGAGAAGTTCTATATGTATTCAGGTCGTGTAGAAACATTACCTTGTTCATTACGTCAATACATATTTGCTGACATTAATAAAAATCAAGCTTATCAAGTATTTGCTGGAGCTAACGAAGGTTATAATGAAGTTTGGTGGTTCTATTGCTCAAATAATTCTAACACAGTTGATAAGTATGTTATTTACAATTATCTTGATCGTGTTTGGTATTATGGCACTTTAGAAAGAACTGCATGGTTAGATACAGGCATTATTCAAAATCCAGTGGCAGCTAAATATGATTCAGCTACAAACACAGGTTTATTACTCTACCATGAATCTGGTGTTGATGATAACGCAGGAACATCACCACAACCCATTGATGCGTATGTACAATCGTCAGACTTTGACATAGGTGACGGTCATAACTTTGGATTCGTGTGGCGTATATTACCAGACGTTAACTTTAATGGTTCAAATGTAAATCAGCCTTCTGTGACTATGACTATTAAACCTCGTGAGAACTCAGGAACTCCATATGGTGTAGCTGATAATCCAACAGTAACGAGTGGTGATAATTACACAACTAAAGGTGAGTATACAGTTCAAGAATTTACAGGACAAGTTTATACAAGGCTTAGAGGTCGTCAAATGGCGTTTCGTATTGAATCAAATACACTAGGTGTTGCATGGCAACTTGGTATGCCTCGTATTGATATTAGACCTGATGGGAGAAGATAATGGCTGACATTAAATTAAGACTTCGTGCAACTGTAGCACCTAACTTACCAATAGCACCTGTTGATTATAATCAAACATATCAAGATCAACTTAATAACGTACATCGTTTATACTATACACAAAACGATAATGCAAACCAACAACTTGTAGAACAAAGCTATAGTCAATTAACTATGCAGTGGTTAGGTGGTTTTTAATGTCTAATTTTCAAAATATTATAGGATATCAATTAGGTCAAGCTGCGATGACAACATCGTACGCTACGATCTATACTGTGCCTACGGCATCCACTGTACCTGCTGTACCTGCAACTAGAACGTTTGTTAAAGACATAACTATTGTAAATACTACGGCTTCACCTATTGGGGTATATGTTCACTTAGTGCCTAGTGGTGGGTCAGCAACTGCGGCTAATGCCATATTTTATAATAATCAATTACCCCAAAATACAACTGTTCAATGGACTGGTGTTCAAATTATGAATGCAGGAGATACCATTCAAGTTAAAGCATCGGCTACAGGTTGTACAGTTATGGTAAGTGGAGGACAAGCTACATAATGAGTATTACTTATTTTCCACCATTAGGTTCTAGTTCTACAACACCTACTTATGCTATTAATAACAATGAGTCTATATTAGCATTACCATCTTATATGCAAGTTTCCCGTGGTCTTGTTTCTGGGGCTTCAGTTGTTAATATATATGGATATCAAGGTGCATTACCAAACTCAAGTGCAGCAACATACTACCCTGTATGGGAAAATACTACAGCATATACTTATCCAGGATCTGCTACAACTATGCTCCTTTGGAGTTCTTCAGCTTCTGATACAGCTGTGCAAGTTTTAATTAATGGTCTTGATTCAAGCTACAATACATTATCTGAAACTTTAACTCTAACTAATGGAACTACAGGTGTTACAACTGTTAATAGTTATTTAAGGATTAATGGTATTTCAGTGACAGGAACAGTCAATGCAGTAGGTACTTTAAATCTAGGAAATGCTGGTAAAACAATTCAATATGCAGAAATTATAGTAGGTAATGGCAAGAGTCAGGCTATGATTTATACGGTACCAAATGGATATACATTTTACTTAACTCGTTCTAATGCATATTCAAATCAAAGTGGTAATACAATCAATAATTATTGTACTTATAGAGTGTTTACACAGTCTTCAGCAGGTCTTATACAAGTTGTATTGCAAGCACCTTTTACAAATACTTATCAAACTTTACGAGTTGCACCTCGCCCATATACTCAAAAAACAGATATTCAATGGCAAGCTGCTGGCGGACCATCCTCTGGTACTTCTTCTGTAGGTATTGGTGTAGAAGGCATTTTAATATCCAATACTGCTGCGTAATATGGTAAAATATTTCAAAAACAATACCCAGATTTTTAAGGAATTAATATGGATATAGTAGGAAAAGTACTCCCAGCCGCTGTACTTACAGCAATCGGTCAACCCGAAGGTGCAGCGTTATTAACTGCTGAGGGCGAAGCCGCCACTACTACAGCAGGTATTTTAGGTACCACAGGTGAAATTGGAAGTACATTAGCTACTACAGCTGGCGGTCTTGGTGCACTTGGTGCTACAGGTTCTGGTATTTTAAATATGGCAGGTGCAGATCTTGCAGGTAATATAGCTGAGTCTTCATTAGGCAATGCAATTCCTGGTGCTGCTGCAATTACTGAAGGTACATCAGGCATTCCGTTAACGGCTACAAATGCTGCTGATATGTTTAAAGGAGCTGCTAATGCGGCTAATACGGCTAATTTAGGTACTGCTGCGGCTAATGCACCATCTATGTTAGGTTCTGATGTAGGTTCATTTACAGGTGTAACGCCTGACTATACAGGTGGTATTTCTGGTATTACTCAAGCCCCTGTTTCTGATGTAACGGGTTCTTTAGCTGTAAATCCTCAAGCTTCTGGCGTTGGTGTTGACTTGGCTAATCAAGCAAATCTTCAAGCGGGTCAAGGTATAACATTAGATGCTATGAAACAAGCGGGAGCAGATGTTGCTATTCCTACTGTTGATACTACAGTGCCTTATGCGGGTCCAGATTATATGGGCCAGGGTGCAAGCGTAGTTGATGATTTTACAAAGGGTACTCAACAAGGTACAGGACTATGGGATACGATTACAGGTAAATGGAACTCACTAACACCTCTTGAAAAAATGGGCGCACAAATTGGTGGTGGTATGTTATTCAGCCAATTAACTAAACCTAGTGCAGCACCTATTCCACCTAAAAAAACTTATACAGCTCATACACCTGATCCTAATTTAAGAACGTCACCAACTCCACCTACAAGTCCTATACGTGCTACTTATGATTATTCAATGCCTTCTTATGGATTTGCACAAGGTGGTATTGCATCTTTAGCTCCAGGGGGTCAAGCAATGTCAACATCACCTCTTGATGGTAAACAAATGGGCGCTAATCAAAATCAAATGTATCCACAAAGCCAACAAGAACATACATATTTTGCAACACCTACTCAAATGCCAACAAGTGCTGAAGTAGTAGGTTCAGACTATGATCCAAAAACAGATGCTTATACAGGTATGGCAACTCAACCTATGGCAGAAGGTGGTATTGCTAGTTATGCTACTGGTGGTACACCTAATACTGGTTATACTACTTATTATGATCCACAAAAACAACAATATTATTATGTAGATAGTACAAAGCAAGATCAATCTAATCCGTTATATGGTGGGCCTATGGGATTACTCTTTCCAGGATTATTAAATTCAGATCAAGCAACAAGAACTTATATAAATAACCCATTTGCAGGTAGAACAGAAACACCAGCAACTAATACAGCTGTATATAAACAGTCTTATGATAGTTCTGTATCTCCTACTTATGATCCGTCTGCAGGTACTATTACACCTACGGTAGCTCCAACAGCTTCTACTATACCTTCATTGCCTCCAGGTATTCCTAGTTCTACTGATGTCGCTAACTATGCGGCTCAAGTAAATGCATTAGGAAGTCGTTTCTTACCTAAGACTGATACAGCAAGTGTAGAGAAAAAAGCTCAAGGTGGTGTAATAGGTTATGCATTTGGTGGAGGTGTGGGTGAAGAAACTGCTCAGCCACATGATGAATATTCTTTATTTAGAAGTTTACACGACACATTAGACCCAAAAAATAAAGCTAAAAACTTTGCTACTAAAGCACCTGATGTAGGTATCTATCATGAAACAGATCAAGATTTTGTTAATACAGATCCTTATAATACAGCACTTGGTCGCCAAGAAA